GTTGGTGAAGGCCCTTTTTTTGATCTTGATCACCAATCCTGGGCTTGCCATTTTTTCTCGTCCTCTGGTAACACCTCACATAATCCCGACACATCCAAATGCCCTCGCCTGGAGTGACCATCGGCCCCTCCGATTCTCCACAATAAATGCAAGTGGGAATCATCCTATCTGGATCTCCTCGGCCAAGACCTTATGGTAAATCGGAATCGATGGTGTGATCTCCCTCACCTTGACATTGAACTGGCGAGAATCGAACACCAGTTGATCGTCTATCCTGACATCCGTTCCCGGCTTAAAGATCACGGCATGGGTGACCCTTGATTGATCCTGTCCCGCTACCATCAGGTCCTTGTGATTGGCAGGCCACACCCGACCTCTCACCACCCCGACAGATTGGAACACCTCCTCAGATCCTCCCTGTCCATCATCGATGGGAGTCGATCTTTGGATATCGATTGAATGGATCAAAAGGTGTCCGATATTTCTAGGCATCTTTTCTCCTCATCCTGAATGGTTCAGGCTCCACCTCTCCCTCACCCACCCAGCGATCACCTCAGACGGCCTCGGCTTGCCGTGAAAGCAGACCACATGAGCCTGTTGAGGCAATCCCTTTTCTGCATGGACTTTATAGCTCACCACCTGATCGGGATATTCGTCCTGCCAATATCTGATCCCTTTAGGATCGACCACCTCTTGGATAAATTCTTGATCACTCCTGAACCTCCCCACCCACTCCTTGGCATTGGCCTTAAACAGGTCGTACAGGTAATCAAATTCTCCCGCTGTCCATCCCATCATCCCTGTCGCCATTCGGGTCTGGGGCCGATAGAAATCTCTCAGGAGAATCAAGTCACAATCAATCGAACCCTCCAAGTGCTCGATGTTCCGGGTGATCACTGTATCCAGATCGAAATAGAGGACCGGATCCCCCTTCTCAAATAGACCTGGGCGAAACAGCTCCATCTTGCTCCACCACCCCGGCCAATCATGCACCAATTTCTCAACCTGAATAAAGGGACGATCCCAGACCCCGACATCGGACAGGCAAACAAATCGATGGGGGCAGGAGATCTCTTTCCAGATCATCTGCTCCAAGGCATAGACCCATCTTGGATCGAAATCACCACCAGACTTGAGGACACAGGCGACAGTCAGAATAGCCTAGCGACCTCCTCCTCCAATGGCTTCTCCTCTTTTTTCTTGGCTGGATCTTCCACCTTCTCCAGGGGATACCTCTCGAAATATTTTCCGTTCCCATCGAATCCCGATTGCATCCACTTGAGTCCACGTAACCGCTCTCTCATCTTCGATATTTTCCGACCATGCCGAACCTTCTCGGCATCGATCATCTCCCGGCTCACATACCGTAGACCCTGAATCGGTTTGAGGTTGCTCTGAATCTGCTCCCGGTTCAGTGTGAAGATCCTTTTTAGCTCCCTTGAGAGCATCACAGGCTTCCCCATCCACTCATAAATCGGGATCATTATGTGGACCTTATCGCACCCCGCCCTGGTCGAGCGGTGCCACTGGAGACACCAGATTGGAATCCCGTTGAGATCCCGATTGAAAGTGGACTCGGCATCGATCTCGATCAAGCCCGATCCATCCCCTGACCACTGGTGATAAAACTTTGGCATCGACCTGAGATGATTCAACAGATCATCCACATGGTGAAAGGTATCGAGAATGATTGTGGCATAGGTTCCGAGATGATATTTGCCACCCCTCGTGGTGAAGTCTGGGAGGTTCCTGAAATTCCATCCCACCCTGCTCTTGACCTCACCCCCGACACAGGACACCACCTTGCCTGCCCAGATATCGTGCTTGTCTGAGATCCCCCCATCGGGTCGATCATACATCCCCGGCTTGATCACAAAATGGCCCAGATCCCGGAGCAACCTCACAGTCAGATCAACGTACCGATCCGAATCTCTCCGATCCTGATGGAAGCCCGGATCTGTCCGATCCAACCACTCCTGCTTAGACTCCCCCTGTCTTTGGGGATCTCGATTCTGCATCATCCTTTCCACCACAGCAGATCCCTGTAACCCAACTCCTCCAGAAAGGGCCGCAATTCCGTCTCCTTGCCCTCCAGGTACTCGAACCCGCCCTCGGATATACCATCACTCAGGTCGCCCAGGTTCATCTGCTTATACGCCGTTTTAAGGGGATATTCCCCAGCGGTGTTATCGATCCTTCCATCACTCCAATCCAGGGAAGGGATCGAATCCCTCAACCCAAGATCTTTGGCGACATCCAATAGATGGATCAACCTCTTTCCTCGATCATCGGGCAAGAGATCCCAACAGAGAAAACGGCAATGGGCGAACCTCCTGATTGTCTTGAAGCTGCCAGCGATGGCACAGAATCCATCCACATGGGACCTCGGTGAAAACTGCCGATCTCCATCCCCCAATCCATCCCTCTCTGCCCATCTCTGATAGGTCACCAGAGAGGCCAATGGATCTCTCATCGGGATCAAGGTTGCATGGGTGGCGAGAAGGATCATTTGGCCCCTCCCGATCCTTAGCTCATTCTCCTCCTCAGATCTTTCTGTCTCGATATGGGCGTGGTAAACCATCTCTGGATGGAACCTTTCTGCATAGATCCCAGACTCCACCTTATGCTCGATCTTTTCCCCATTCAGAGCTTGGTAAACATAGCGATTTTGGATGAATCCCTGAACCTCTTGATGCCCATTCAGCCAAGACAGACTGGACCATGTGCCTGTGTGCTGCTGGCTCAAGCAGAAAATCAAATCCGCTCCAAGAATTGATCCACCTGAGACATCTGGAAACGAGCCGTGTCCCCATGGTGATACCAATCACCCCTCGATTCTGGTGGGCAAGAAAAGCTCCAGAATCTTTTGTCGAAATATCCCGACCACCAGAGGAGGGTTTGCTTTCTCAACACAGTCGCCATGATCGTGTTCCCGGCTGGCCATCCGATCACTCCACTCGATGCCCTGATCAATCCGAACATCTGGTCGAGCGAAGTTTCCCCGGCCAGATCCACTCCCCCGATCTCCATAGCCAACTGGGAATGGAGGCATTTCTTATCCCATTCGGCCCCCATAAACACCACCTCATAGCCCTCCCCCTTGATCCTCTTGAGAAGATTGGCGATGGTCAGGGGATTCATTCGATCAAGCCATTGCCGATACATCCCATGCTCGACAAAATATGCGATCACAAACCTCCCGAACCTCTCCCGATATTCCCTTTCTGCTTTCTTCTCGGCTGAGGAATGAAACATCCTGGGGAACCATTCTGATCCCCATCCCTCCTCCACCTGATCGAGATCAGCACCGAACCTCATCACCCCATTAAAGGCGAGAAAATAATCACACCCCTCCACATCCTCGAACAGGTAGCGACCATTCTGCATATAAGCCTCATTAAAGGCCGGGGCCGTTACCTTGTGTTCCACATATCCCTTGGCATTTGCCCACGGCAATTTGCGAATCCACTCAAGAGATCTCTGCTTATTGTCGGGGTCACTCACCACCAGATCGACCATCCCCAATCCCAACTCCTCGATCATCCCCGGTAGCTTCACCACAGACCAATAGCTGTCTCCGATCCCTGGCGGGAGGAGGATCGATTTTCTGACCTCCTCTGGCTTTGAGGAATAGAAAACCAGCTTGCTTTCAATCGGTCTATGGAAATAGGCCGGGGTAAATCCGGCCTTGATCAAGACCCTCCGAACCTGCTCCCGATTCAAGAGCCAGATGTGCTCCACTTTTTTCCAGTGATGATCAAAATCGAAGTCGGGGAAATCGAGAATAAACCACCCACCCGGCTTGAGCATCCTCCTGATCTCTTTCAAGAATCCCAACAGATCAGGCACATGCTCCAAGACATCATGGCAGGTGATCACATCATAATGCTCGGTAGGGAAATTCAACTCGAATAAATCCCCCTGGTGAATCCACTCCCGATCAAGGGGAGAGAAAAAATCCTGCCCCTCACAATCGAGATCCAGATCTCGAACCTCCAGAACAAAGGCCCCATTCCCACACCCCACATCCAAGATCCTCCCGGTCAGCTTGGAGCCGTAGGTCTTGATCCTCTTTCGGGCCACCTCCCGATCATGCTCAAGGTCGTGAGTGTAGATCCCCTTTTGATATTTCTCCCGATACCAATCACCCACATCCTCCAGGCTCATCTCCACCCGTTGGGCCATGATCCCACAACCCGCACAGGCCATCGTGGACATCCCCTTGCGACCCTTGACATAGACCCACTGCCGACAGCCGCACAGACACTCCTCGATCAAGCCCGAATTTTTCATGCAGATTCTTTCATCGCCCAATCAATCGACCTTTCCGGGAAACATTTTAAAGCTGATCCGGGAGTGATATTCACCACCTCGAACTCCACACCCTCCACCCTTCTCAGGCTCTCGATCCTTTTGCTTGCCTCCAGAAATTCTGGAAGGAATAGGTTGAGATATCGATGCCCCACATTCCTCTGGCTGGCATCATCATGGAGATGGTGATAATTATTCCTCCCCGCTACATTTCTGCAATCGAATCCCAACAGAAAGGCCCTCTTGGCTCCCATCAAAAAGGCTGCATTGATCGCGGCGAGGCCAGAATTTTTCCCGCCCACCAATCTCGCATCCTCACTCCAGACCATCCCAGACTTAAAGCCCACATTGACCACCTCTCGGCCTTGGGCCTTGTACATCCTCCCGTAAGGCCCTCTCCCGATGATCAATCCCTCGAACACCTCCAAGACCTCATGGACTCTCCTCTGCCACCAGCCCACATCCACAAACATCAAAGCATGGGCAGAGGGGTACAGGGAAAATGCCTCATTGGTTACGACCACCTTTTTGCCTTCCAACTGGCGGGACTGGAAGTTCCTGAGAGATGGACCGCCCCCAATAATAAAGACACTTTCCCCGATAAGAGATTTGGGAAGGGCATCATAGGTAGACACCCACTCTGCAACCGTAGCCATTCCTCAGATCCTAGGCCGTTTAAATCTGAGAAGCAAATCCTGCACCTCCACCGGGACAGCCACCTGCTGATCTCCCTGCCGACCCCTGGTATATGCGTAGTCCCCGATCCTCTCCTCCGTCAACCCTGTGATGGGATTCGAGAATGTGTTTACCGCTAGCATTAGAATGGCCTGCTGAACCATTCTTGGCATGGTATTCACCCCCGCCGAATCGATCTTGTATCCCGCCAGATAATCCACATTGATCAAGGTGTTTTCTGGAAACAGGAGATCATCATTCCGAAAGATCACCCACCCCTTTCCCGCAATCAACAGATTCGAGGGATCGATTGGATCATCATTCCCCACCTGCACAGAATTGATTGTGGTGACCGGACCATCATCCATCTCCAGATTATTTTTAAGCCTCCTGATCCGGGTGCTTACAGTCACCTGATGCTCGATAAGATCCAATGCCCCGATATAGGCACCCACCGCCTGCTCCGCTTGACAGAGTGCGGCCTTGGCCTGCTCCACCTGGGTCGTTACCGATAAATCAATTTCATTCTGAGACAGGGCTGCTAGATCCCCGACCTGAACAAAGGTTGGCTCATTTAGCTTGACCATCTTTCCCCTTTGCTACGATTTTCCTTGCCAACTCCACCCTCCTCTTGACCGTTGGGGAGAGTTTCTTTTTCCTGCCATAAATTTTTAGATAATCCTCTGGTGGTACGATGAGATCCCATTCGGGAAGATCATCCTCGACCTTGACCTCCTCCACCCCGGCAACCTCTGCCTGGGGGACCTGAGTTGGTGCTACCACCACAGCCTCACCCTCTTGCATTGCCGCCTGAACCTGCCCCAGAGAATCCCCAACCAGCTCCATCTTCCAAGCGTGGGATCGATACACCTGAAAGGGTATGTCAATCGGCTCATCCCCCACCCTCATCCTCACAGCTCTCCCCTGGATGCTGACCGGGACAGACCTCCCCGAAACTAGCCTTGCTTTCACGATCCTTGGTAACGGCATTGACACCTCCAAATGGTCACAACTCTGCTGTCTTGCCCTGACAAATTATAGGGACAACGGCCCGACCTCTCACAAGGCTACGGCTGCGAACAGCCGGGGGAGCAAGAGGCCAGACCATCACCCCACTGGTAACCCTTTCGGGTTAATTGATCGCGACAGGAACAAGGGTTCCATTCACGACTGGAACGCCCGTGGCATACTCCTGATCAGTTCTCGCTGAGAGCGTGTACTCGATCACTCTACGCCGGGGCCTGAACTCCGAATCCATCCGAAACACTCTCTGGACTCCCCAGAAAAGATTGGTGGTCGGGGTCAGGATCAACCTCCGAGATGCACCTGCGATATGGGTTTCCGGAATGATCGGAATCCCGAAATATCGAAGTGCGGGCAATCCCTGAATCAACACCTGATCTCCGAACTGGGTTTCCCTGGTGCTGACAGTCTCGGCATATTTCTGAGCGAACGTCACCGCCGCCCAATAAACATGATCTGTCCTTCCAAGAAACTGATCAGGCATCGCCTGGATCAATGCCGCCAGAGCCTCATTATTCGTGGTCACTCCAGCCGCCGTTAGATCCAGATCGGTGATGTCCGGGTCCTGGCTGTTCTGCAACAGTTTCAGCATCCCATCATTGATCGTGATGAAAGGCCCAGACCCCGCCTCGTCCCCATTCCAGAACAGGTCATCGGAATCATTCCCGAACCCAGTGGCGATCAGCCGAGCGATTCTGGTTTCGGTCCCAGCCCGCTCAATGGCATCCTCCAACAGAGTCATGGTGATGTCCTCTGCCCAGATGGTTTCCACGGTGTTCAGAGTCCGCCGCTTGAAGGTGATCGAATCGGCCACTGCCGGGGCAACCGCCTCCGTAGCTGCGATCAGCTTTCTGGTCGCCACCCTCATCTCATCCGTGTGGCCCTGCGGGGCATTCATCCGGATGGTGGTGACAATCGAAAGAGCTGCCTGCTGCTCGATCACGAAATCAATAAAGGCATCTGCCACATCTGCTGGCAACTGACCACCTGTGGCAAACAGACCGGACCCCAAGACTCTCTCCTCGGACCCGACACCCTGGGCATAATCACCCATCCAGTACGTCCTCATGTACTTGATCAGCTCCGGGCTTTTCTTGAGGATCACCCCTCCAAAATCCAACTCCTTTTTGCCCCCCTCGGGAACCAAGGTCTGTCGTGTCTGGAGCAATCTGATCTTCTCCTCCATCTCCAGTTGCTTCTCCTCACTTTCGGCAATCTTGGCCTCCAGGCTCACCACCTTCTCATCGGTCGGGGCATTGGTCCCATTGATCGCCATCTCAGCAAGCTGAGTCTTGATCTCCTTGACCGTCACACCCCATCCCTCGAACTTGGTGGCCAACTCATCATCGAACTGCTTTCGGATGTCCTTGGTCACCGAGGTTTTCATATCATCCGCAAGGCCTTTTACAACCTCTTGGACCTCCTGCAAATCTTGCTTGTCCATGGTTTCTTTTCTCCTTTTTTCGATTTGAAATTTTGAGAGATCAAAGGGACTCTTGAGTCTCGATCCAATCCCTCAATGCTTGGCCCACCACATCGGCCATTGACCCGGAATCTGCTCCCTTGGGAGGAGGGTCATTGCCCGCTCGTCGGCCTTCCAATAGATCCTCGACAGACTCCCTGCTGGGTGCCCTAAAGGACCACTCCTGATTTTCGTTGAAGTACCAAATCCCATTGGCATCTCCCCGAACATTTAATAGCTGAGGATAATCCTCGGCCACACTCTCCAGACCAAGACCCATTGACCGCACCAGAGCCTGGGCCTCCGGGTTCGAGGGGACAGGGACCAGGGAGATCTCCAATAATTCCACCTTGTCGTAGATCCTGATCTCCTCCCCATCGATATCCTCCCGATGAGATTTTTTGGGGATAAAGGCAATCGAGGTGTTCCCCAATATCCCCTCCCTGACCATCCCCTGAGCCAAGACTGCGAAGGGGTTGACCTTTGAGAATCGAACATCGATATCGGTTGCCTGGGCTTCCCTCCCACCTCTCTCGAAGGTGGTGAGATTTTTGCTGATCACCTTCCCCAGATTGTTCTTGATATCCGGGGTCCCTCCAAACATCCCCTTGAAGGAAT